TCAATCCAGCTCATTGGTCGCTCTATATCTGTTATTTCGTTTGAAAACAACCACTTAAGCTTGTTTTCTGCTTAGTTAATATACGATATTACACCATAAAATACCACATTATGCTACATATAGATCAATCAGTTACGCTACCATTTCGAATGGCTATTTCTGGAAATCCTCACCATCACCTCTCGGCAATTCCTTTACCATAAATGTCACCACTCCTAACACTCTGGCATCATCAAGAGCATCACCCTCGATAATGCCATCGTTAGTCTTAAACTTCCCATCCCCCACTTCGGCAAACATCAGCTTACCGTTTACGTCTAGTAGCACAGTTCTTCCCTTTGTCACCTTATAGCCCGGTTCGGCCACAGCCCATCCTTCATCGGTCGGAATAACGATGGAAGATTGATTAATGTGCATGAGTGAATTAGGAGTAAGTCGTGCTTCAACGTAATCTAGTGCGGGGGATGGGAAGGCCATGGTTATAGTTATCCATATTAATAATGAAGAAGATTTAATTAAATCATAAATAATATTTTGAGGAATAACTATTTGAACCCCTCAACCAACAAACCTACCGCTAACAACTAATGCATTTGCTGCGATGTCAATGCTCGCGCTAGCTGCTATTCTAAACTCAGCGGTTTGCCCGCTTGTTAGGTACACATCAATAGATACTGATCCGCCTAAAATATTCGATACAGGTGACATTGGTGATTCATAGGTTTTCGGTGTGGTAACTATTCTTATGGCACCATTAGCTGCGCTTGATGTAGTTGCACGCAGTAGGATTGAAAGGTTATAAACCCCATCCCTAGGCGCAGTAAAAACTTGCCCATTGAAGCTGCCTACTTTGTCATATATTTTAGTTGTTCCAGTTACTGTATAGGTATTGTTGTTGGCTATGGAAGAAAGTGGGGATCCGTTCATGTAGCTGAAACAAATTCCTTCCGATCCTCCTTGCTTGTTGCTAATACTGGTATCTGTATAGCTTACTGATCTGTTTCCAGAAACAACATTATTCACGCAGTTCAGGTCAACAACAACCCCTTTTTTGTAGTCAGAAATAGCATTACCACTTATCACGCAATCAGTTGTTATTCCAGAGCCACTGGCTGAAGATGTGTTGTTATACAAGTGGATACCAGTTGTTGCAGTACCGCCTTCTAAAACATTTCCCGTTATTGTTACATAGTAAGATGAGTCAATGTTGTTTTGAGTTCTTATGCCCGCATACCCACCACTATTAAATATAAAGTTTCCTGTAATGCTGCAGTGATTTACCGCATCAAGCCCAATAGCACCTACTCCTCCAGTGTTAACGGTATTTAATAGATGATTGCCATTAATTATGCAAAAATGACTTTTGTTATCTACCGTTATTCCCTCAGCACCAGTACCGTCGATAATGTTTCCTGATATATTGGTATAACTAGCGCTATTTTGTGATACACCAAATCCTGTAACAGATCTTATTATGTTATTTTGTATTTTGTTCTGTATACAAGTTGTTGACTGCCCATCTAACTGAATCCCTGACCCACCACCGGTTATATAATTCCCGGAAACAGTATTATAACTTGAGTCTACCCAAATAATTGGACCTGTACCTAAACCACCATCAAAAAAACCATTTATAATTTTATTAAAACTACCTTTTAGGCTAAAAAAACTACTTCCTAACCCAATATTGCCGAAATGAATGAATTTGGAGCCTTCCATGTCTAAAGTAATATACTCGCCATTAATATTAATGTAATTACTTATTGCATAAACTCCCCCTGAAAATATAACTCTGCATGGTCTTGATAGCGAAGATGCATAGCTTATAGCTTTAATTATTGCGCTTCTGTCATCAGTTACTCCATCTCCTACAGCGCCAAAGTCCTTTACGTGAAATACGTCAGAATTTTTATCATGCTGAGTTCTTGCTGTGGAGTTGGTGAATGGTTGTTTAACAGCAATCAATGAATCCCCAAGATCTATCTCACTAGAGGAAAGATCACTTCTTAGCTTGCTTATTTCTTTATATGCGAATGAAGGATTAACTGATGATACATTAGGCCAGTAAATCTGTTGCGAACCAAAACTATCATAAATAGCCATTGAGTAATTTTGAGTTGTTACAAATTTAGTGACCTGGGAATTGTAAACAGGATAACCTGCAGTATTTATAGCTATAGGTTGAGAAACCTGAACGGATGTACCATCTTCATTCTCAACGAAAACCGGTATCTGATTTTCCGAAATGGTCGGGTCGGTGTCAGGATTACCGATAAAAATTTTCCCATTCGAACAGGCCTTGAATGAGCGAGCCATAGTGAACGGTGTAACAGGGTTAGAAACCATGATGTTATAGCTATTATCAGCCATTGATTTTTACTCCGGGCGAGAGATAGCCTCGCGGTTAGTCGATAGTTAGTAACGTACGGAAACTGTAGTATTGTGAATAAACACAGGTGTTTTATGATTCATCTCCACCCAAAGGTGAGGTTAATCATGAAAGACGATGACAAGGCGCAGTTTCACCTGCTATTGCCTAGAGAGTTACACGCAAAGATAAAACAGAGAGCTGGTAGTAACGGTCGCTCAATTAACATGGAAATAGTCAGAACTCTCGAAGATTCTTTCTATCGCACAGCAATTGGTCGAGTTGATGAAGACCACGATGAAAAAATAGCTTCAGATATTGCTGAGAAGGTTCGGGATATTGCAATCGAGATAATCAAAAAGAATAAATAAATTGCACCATATTGCACCCTGCCAGTGATATTCTCAGAGAAAAATAAGGAGATGAAATTGAAAAAAATCATTATAGTAATTCCTCTTTTATTGGCTGGCTGCGCAAAGGTTAGTGATTACCAAGATAGTTGTGAAAATTCCTACTCTAAATTATCTGATGTTGCCAACTGTTTAGATAAGAGTGTTAAGTCCGATTTTAGGATGTCACACGCAGATACCCCCAAGCTCTACGTGAGCGCAGCAAAAATGCTAGGTGAGGCTGTGGATCAGGGTAGAATGACTGACGCCCAGGCTAGATACCAGTTGCAAAGCCTATACGTAAGCATTAAAAGCCATCAAGATGCAGAGATAAGGCAGAATATGGCTAATATAAACAACGCAACAACCTCACCTCAGCAGACTTATATCAATGAAATGAACTCTCAGAATACCAATAAAGAGATAACAACCAAATGTACAAGCTACGGGTACGAAACCACCTGTAAGAGTAAGTAATTTAATAAAATCAATTACTCGACAGCCATCCTATAATCCCTACCCTAGAAATGGTCTGCTTATCTACCGCAGGGAGTGTGCGGTAAAACTCTTTCCATGCTGGGGATCGGGATATGCGTTTCTCAGCATTAGTGACGATTTTATCCTGTAACGCTGCGCTAGGTTTATTCCTCGCTGCTGATGCTAAGTGTTTCCACTCGGGACTGCTCATTAATTGCTGTACTGCTTCTGCACCGGTCTTACGGGTTGCGGCCTTAGCACCTATCTGAGCAGCAATTGCGGTATTAAGCACAGGCCCAGCGACAGGAACATGACCAAGAATTGTAGCAATAGTCGCCATCTTTCCATGGGTCGCCAACTTATCCAAAAAGCCGCCCGGCTGTTCGAACTTATCGAGGAAAGCCTTTAACTTACCTGTCGCTAGATAATATTGGTTGGCTGATTTCACGTTACGCGCAATGGTGTACATATCATCAAGTTGCTTTACCGTTGTTTCTGGTAGCTGACTATGAAGAAGACGTATTGAACCATTACGCTTTAGCGATCCGTAATAATCGACGAACCCATTGATGTTATTGGCTAAGTCAGAGCGGCTACCCTTTCTCAACATATCGCGCATACCAGTTGCGATAAGTTGTGCCCGAGTTCCTTTATCTGGTACCCCGCGCATCAACTGAGTAAATGCCTTAGTATTACCGGTGCTTAGTCCATTCAATGCGTTGTGCGCTCTAGCAGTTATATCGCCAGACAGGTCTTTACCCATCAAACCATACATACGCTCTTCCATCATTTTACGCTGAGCAGTTACGACGTTAGCTGCCCTAATCTGGTCACCGAACCCCGCTTGTCTTGCAACTGCGTCACGGTCATCGGATAGCTTTGAATATAACGCACTAAGGTTTCGCTCTTCTGCACTACCGAACGGCGTACCTGATTTGCTTAACTCTGCACCTACCCTACTTCTTGCTGAGTTTAACCGTGCATAGGTAGGTGGTCCCCCCTCGTCACCTCTAGGTGCAATTTTATCGTAAACTGCCTTTTCAACGGTTGATAGATGCTCATACCCGCCATAATCGTCGGCCAACTGGTCAAGATAGTTACGCGTATTCACCGCGTTAACTGGGGTTCTGGGCTGAATAGCCTCTTGCACTGGTCGGTAGAGTGAGTTTTCCTGTGCCTTCAACGCATCACGAGTGTTATTGAAATCAGAGATAAACTTATCATTCATCGCTAGGCGGTCAGGCATTGCTCCAGCGTCATCAATAATCTGTGCGGCGCGGTTGGATATGCGATTAATCGAATCCCTGCGCACTGCACCTAGCGCTGATTCATCTTGAGAGGCCAACCCCATCTGAACAGCTTTGAACGCATCATTGCCAGAGGTATAGGCTTCGAGCATGTCGTCAGGATCTAAATCTAACCGACGCATAGCATCAGTGACGCCTTGGTCTGGCTGGATGTCATTAACTACCTGCTGGATTCTGCCTTGGTTGCCTGATTGTGCAGCTCTCGCGTAATTACTAGCGGTACCTTGGTCAATATTACCGGGTTGCGGGGTAGCTGATTGTTGCGTCTGCACTGGCTCTCTTGGATTGAATGCTTGCTGCTGAGGAATGAAATTATCACTACCACCTACCGACGACTGAGTATAGTCAGTTACTGGCTGTGGTTGCGCTTCGGGTACCGCATTATTACCTACTCTGGGCGCCCTTGATTCTTGGATTGCATTACGCACACCGTTAAATGCTGCTGGGATTGCTCTTGCTCCCGCTGAACCTACAACACCCATCGCAGTATTCGCTAATAGCTGATTAGGGTCAATTTGACCATTTTGCTGAGAGTTGGCTAGAGTACCGACAACGTTCTCAGAGAGCATATGGGATAAAGCGTTACCCGCTCTTTCAACTAACGGCGCTGCACGCAATACTGCGCTAACTTCACCCGGACCGGGTATCAAGTATGAGCCAATTTCTGCCCCCGCTTTCGCGTATTCATCTGTCGGTTGTAATGATTCTGGTAACTGGAATCCTGTACCGGTTTGATAGGTGCCGTCGCCAATACCAACCTTGTTACCAAGATAAGCCGCCGCACCCTTGATTGTGTCTGTTACACCAGGTCGATTAGCATCATTAACCAATGCCTGACCTACCGGCCCGCCGATATAGTTACCCAAATCACGCACAGCGCCAGCAGCAGTGTTCTCGATAGCGTTAGGAATGTTGGCGATGTTAACGCCTGTCTGTAATAAACCTTTCCCTGCCTGTTCGAAATCATCGCCGATAGTTGGTGATGGAGGGGCAGTTCTCCATGGCTGATTAGCTTGCTGTGATAACTGGTCGAGCTCCGCATCACTACCTGCTTGCGGTTGTTGCTGATTTGTCCATTGCGAGAATCGAGGGTCATTGATGTAGTTCTGAGTCTCAGTCGGCATATTCTTCTTTTGCCCTGACTGATATTTATCAACGTTACCCGGGCCCCAATTATATGAGGCCAACGCCTTAGTAACATCTCCCCCACTACGGCGTAGCATCTGCCCTAAATACTGACCGGCCGCATCAACCTGCATATTCGGGTCACGTTTTAACTGGTCAACGTCATATCCCATTTGCTTGGCAGTATCCGGCATAACCTGACCCAGCCCTAGTGCACCCTTCGGACTAACAGCATTAGCGTTACCGCTTGACTCTTTACTAATTACAGCACTTAACAACCCAGAAGGGATTCCATACTTTTGCTCGGTAGTAGAAACAACATCGGCACCCTGATTAGGTGCCGATTGCTGAGGTTGATAGTTGCTCCATGGCCCAGAAGAATCACTTTGAGCCGTGCTTTGATACTTCTCCCATGGTGCTGCCATTAGTTCTTTCTCCAGCTATTGGGTGATGATGGGTCGCCGCCAGTGAAGGTATAACCGCCTTCCGAGTAACCAACTTGTGGGCCCTGTTGCTGTTGTGGTCCAGAGTAGGATTGAATATCCGAGCGATACTTATCGACGAGTGAGCGTTGTGAGCCAAGGTAATTAGTCTGGCGTTGTAAAACTTTCTGCCAGTTGTTGATAATCTCACGTGCGCGACCGGATGAAACATTTGGCGTAAGACTTAAGAAGGCCTGTGCTGCTGCCTGCCCTTCTGCGTCAGATACTGGACCTGTACCTTTCATGCCAATTACACCGAACTGGCGAGCTTGAGATTGCATTTGCTCAATCTGGGACCATGCATCAGCGGAATCTGAACCGGGTAAGTTACGATTAACATAACCAGAAGCTCCCCAAATACCATTAAATGTACTAGGGTCGATTTGTTTAACCTGATTAAGAGTGCCGAGCATCCCTGAAACGTTATTTACCTGCTGTTCATAGCCGCCGACAAATTCCTGCTTCTTCTGGACTTGTTGGAACTGCTGATTTTGCATATTAGAGCTCTGCTGCTGACCAGATTGGTTAGCCATCTGCTGCTTAATCGCTTGATCTCCGCGCTGGATATCAATTTTCTGTGCATCGAAACCGTTCTGAGTATTGTCTTGCTGGATTTGATGCTGCAGCCTTTGCTGGCCCAATTGTAGATTAGCCCCAGCTATAGCGCCGTTTTGCTGCAATTTAGCGTTACCTTGCTGATAATTAAAATAAGCTTGTGGGCCAAGCGACGTCAGCCCTACAGCATCAACAAGACTGCCTAACTGCTGAGGATTCTGTTGGTAAAGGGAAGCTACCTCGTCAGGAGATGATCCGACCGACTGCAGCGTGCTTGCATGTTTCGTTGCTGCATCCATAACAGACTGCGCATTTCCAGTTTGCATGGCCACTCTTAGGTCACCTGCCGCGGCGCCTAACGCTGCTTGATGATTTGCATCTTGATAGCCAATACCCTGCGCAATATTTTGCATCTGTTCTGGATATTTAGCAGCCAAGGCATTCATCGCCTCTGGATTACCGTAAGCGCCCTGCCAGTCTTGCTTGAACTGGTTGGCGCTATCTATTGCTTGGTTTTGTTGTTGATTCTGTTTGTATGCTGCGGCCGTCTGTAGACCCTGAAGAAACCCATTACCGCCGCTATAATCAATAGGGTTGACCATAACCTCTCCTTAAAACCAGCTTTTAACAATATTACCTAGCCCGGTACCTAACGCGGAACCTGCGCTCGTTCCTGATAAAAAGCCAAGCCCTTGAGTTAGGGAATTACCATTAGCAATTGAATTGCCCGCTTTAGCTGCGCCAATCTGGCTAAGGTTATTCTGAGCTGCAGACGAATACTCCCCCGCCGCCGCATTGGTTGCCCCGCCCGCACTCAAGCCAACGTTAGTTAGCCCGAGTAATTGCGAGTACATGTTTTGCTGCTGAGCTGTCATCTGATTGAGGTAATTCTGCCCAAGGCTAGGGGCTATGGCAGCTAACCCATTGCTGGTTGCGGTAGAACCCAAGCCGCCAGTTGCTTCTGCCGATGCCAACTGTTGATAACGCGCCTGATTAGCCATCTGATTGTATTCAGAGCTGTTGTAGTAGTTATTCAGTGTCGATGCGCGGTCAATTGGCTGACCTGCGGTTGATTGCAACCCGCTTAACCCCTGCAACCCCGCTTGAACGAATGGTTGCAAGGTCGCCTGTTGCTGGTTAAAAATCTGTAATGCCGTTGCGTTGCTCTGATTGGCTGCGTTGGTTTGAGCACTTGCAGCCTGATTTGCTCCGGTAACCGAGCCGACAACCTTACCGATACCTTTAGCGATCCCGCCCATGATTACCTCTTGTCATGATAATGAGGCCACCGATGCGGCCGTCGATAAATTCTGTCTGCCCTCGCCATGTTTCGATAAACCCGAACTTCTTAGCGAGGTTACAGACGTGTTTTTTCTCTTCAAGAATTGGCGCATTAATAACCCGGTCACCGATGATATTTAGGACGTCACTCACCGCCTCACGGCATAGATGGCGATCACCTTTCCGCATTGCCATGTGTAAATCGACGTGAGAGCCAAAGTCCATACAGGAAAACACTCCGCAATCACGCCATAGAAAGTAGTCAGCCTCAACATTAGGCCAAGATGGAACGCCCCATAGACGCATAAGAGCCGAGCCGATAACCTTATCGATTCTCGTCATGCGATTAACCCGTGAGTGCGTGCCATATCTTCAAGCGCCTTAACCCGCTGCCGAGTTTCGACCAGAGCCTTGATGATGGATTGGACTTCGGTTTGAGAGTAAGTAGCGCCCACTGTGTAAGACTGATCGGCATTAAATGCTGATTTATTGGCGGAACCAGTTGCAGCCCTCCAACCTGTTTGCTGAACGCCGATAACTTTTACGCCACTGACAGAAATCGATGTGTTGACACCCAAAGATCCTGACATTATCTGAGCAGATTTCTGAGATTTAGAGAGGTAATCACCTTGCAGGCTGGAGACCTCTTCCAAAAGGTAATTAGCATCGCCTTCAAGGGTTACAATTCGGCCTTCATGACTTACAATGGCTGATTCTGCTGAAGTTATTCTAGTTCCATGATTAACCAATGTTGCTTCGGCGGATTTTAGCCTTATCTCATGATCGACAATTTTCAACTCTGTCGTTTCTATTCTTGATTCGTGATTAGCTAAGGTCTTATCTTGCTCGTCATTCTTTACCTGAGTATCGTAAACCCCCTGCCCTGCATCGTTAGCCTTGTCAGCAACAGCTCCGAGGTCTTTACTTTGCTGAACAACATAAAGCATGTACGGCTGGCTAAATCCTTTCGGTAGCAACGTAGCATCAATGCGTGTCGCTTGAATCGTTACGGGAGTGTTAAGACTAGTATCTGCCATTACTCTGCCCTCACTTGGCACCCTGATAGCGTAACGGGTGACATGGTTATGACTCGAACCTTAAAGCCGACATTCTTCCTGATACGCCCAATGCGCCGCCAAAGAACACGCCTGTCGTACTCAAAAGGGCTATTTTGGCTAATCATCTGCTCCCTGCCGAAGTTGATACCGTCAGTAGTAGCAGACAGGAATAATCGCCGTGCTTTCTGGCTAATACCTGTCGATGCCTCAAGCTCAAAGTCGAATATAAGATTGTTATCGGCTTTAAAGAGTGGCGTGTATAGCAGGTGTTCTTGCTCTGCGTCATACTGCGATGAGTGAGAATCATTAAGATACCCGGTCACAGATTGCGTCTTGTCGCCACAGATGATCTGGTTATCCTCATACATGAAGTCGATAGCGCGATAAGGTGCATCATAGAGGCCAGTTTTTAGGATTGACCATTGCGGCCCGTTCTGGCTCGCTGAGGCGTCGTAACACAGCACATCATTGGGTAGATGGATGATGATTAACTCGTGCCCATCGAATCGTAATGACTCCATGTACACCTGAGCCAAATCAGTGGCACTGTAACTTCTTAGCACCTTATCGACACTGACAGAGGAGATTTGCGTGGCTGACCCTTGGCTTATCACATAGACAGACGGTGACCCATTGGCAGGATTACTGACGAATGCGTGTGAGTCTGCGTAGCGACACTTGGCGAACGTCCCAGCGATCCCCTTCTGGACCATCAGGGACGGTTGAGCAACGTAAATTGCCGCACTCGTATCGGTGGCCCCTGTCAGGGAGAAATATTCAATCGTTGACGTACCGAACATCACCGCAAAGTCACGCCATGAATCACACCCTAGGATGCCATCTGGCTGACTTTCCGCCGTATAGAATGGGCGGTACTGGTCTGGGTGAGACTCGTCTTCAAGGTCAGTCACTCCGAAGTCCTGCGACCCGTCTTTCACCCAGATATATCGCCCTCTCAGACGACACACATCACGCACCAACCCGATTTCGTATTGAGCATAAGTAACGTCACCTACTTTGCTAGGCCAGTTCTGTAGCGTTTTCACTGTGCCATCGTAACGGTAAAGAGTTAGCGCGCCATTTGCTGCAACCGCCTGACTTGTTGCTGAGTGAGCCATGCCAACACGACTATAGCCAGACACATCGCCCGCCTGTGACTGACCTCGATACAGCTTATTACCCAGAACCCGATACACCACTGATTCGTGAGTGTTAAACTGCACGCCCCGCGACAGGCCAGCCACATCATCGCGCTTATCAATGCCGGGGAATGAGCGGAGATAACCTGAACTGTCGAGCACCTCTTTCGGCACCGCCAGCATATTCACTGGCAGAGCATCAATGTAATCAGCGTTAACCTGACTCTTTGCTATCCCCTTCATCAGGGGTAACTGTTGTATTGGCATTCTGTTTCCCCGGATAGAAGTTCCAGTTATTAACCCGCGCCCACTTATTACCGCTACCAATAGGCATGCGATTTGGGTATGAGTAACCGGTTTGAGTGGCACGAAGGATAGCTGTCGATTTCATCAATCTCTCTTTGCCGTAACGGGCGGTGAGTACGATTTTGTCGGTAGGAGTGACCTGATAGTCGGGTGCGATACGTAGCGCGAGATTGTGGACTACTGCGCTGATTGAGCTAGATTTCATCGAGTGGTCGTCACCTTCTGCAGGCGGGTCATCATCATTAGCAAACGTGTAGCCAGTGATAATCCCTCGCCCATCCTGATACCATTCGGCCATCATCATTTCGAGGTCGTTAACGCCATCCTCCATTGATTGAGGCTCAACATCGGTTAGCGTGGCATCAGAGGCAATACCTAGCTTACGCAGTGCTGCACGGACAATATCACCCTTCGTCTGAGTCAGCATCGGATGCCGCCTTACTGCCTTTTTTGGCAGGCTTCGTGCTTTCTGGCTCTGGAGTATCGAACAGCTTTTCTGGATGGTCTACCCATCCCTGTTCGACATAATCAGCAACTTCATCGCCTTGCACATGCTTGATACTTGCTTTAACGCCCCAGACATTGTGGTCGCCGCCTAGCTTATAGATAGCAGTTAACATGAATACCTCACAAAAAGGGGCCGAAGCCCCATTGATTAAGCGATTTGACCAGCCAGACCCACGCCGATTGCTTCCGGGCGGGTTGCGTTGACGCCGTACCACACCGCGATGCGGCATAGACCGGACAGGGTTGAGATATCTCCTTGCGTTGCGAAAATACCGCTGATTCCCACGTCAGGGATATCGAAAGAACGAGTCTTCATACCTGCAAACATTTCGTGGCTTGCTGGGATTGGCTGGGACACGATTCGGATTGAATCGTCTGCCCAGAAGACATTTGTCCGTGCATCCTGAGTATTGAGGATGTTGATTGCTGTTTTATCAGCAAGCGTGGTGTTCACGTTAGCGTAAGCCCGTTGCTCAGGTGACAGCGTGGTGTCATTCAGTGCTACAGGCTTCGGAGTGATCTCGATGTGAGTATCATCAACAACACGAACCACTGAGAACGTCGCATCATGGGTCAGTACGTTTTTAGCCATCTGTCCAAGGAACTTGACGCCCGCAAAGCTAATCTTGTCGCCACGCTTCAGGCCAGAGGTGCTAGACAATGTTAAGCTAGCAAAACGGTTATCAACGTTGGATTTATTACCTTCGTTATCCAGAGTCCAAGCCTGAGGCTTGAATGATTGTGCTCCTGAAACTGTAAGTCCGGTTGCTGTTGATTTTGGCAATACGGTGAGTTTCGGTGAGCGCATTACCTCATCGAACCCAGCAACTTGATTTTGGATGCTGCCAGTCTTGTAAGCATCTTCGGTCAGCCGCCCGAAGTTGTCTTTACCAGCTAGGTTGTACCCCGCTTTGGTATAGTCCTTTGGGTTGAAGAAATAGGATAACCCTGAGTCACGATTTAGCTCGCGGTCAAACATAAGTTCTTCTGCTTCAGCCAAGAAAGGCCAAGCACGATTATCCTGAGAGATTTCACCATCACTGGTAACCACAAGTGAACCCATCTCTGCGGCCATTGTGGCGATCTTAACTTCAAGATTGCTTGCTAATTTCTTAGCGGATGCCTGAATACGGCGGCGGTAGCTGGTCTCATCTCGCAAATCGTCAGCGCGAAGGGAGAAGAAGTCATTGTCTGGGTCGCCTAAGTTGACCGCGACGTTTAGCTCTTCGATTCCCGTAGCTTTACCAGTCAAATCCCACCCTTCTTGAGTAGGAGCCTCCTGTTCTACTGGCATCCAGATAGTATTGCTGCCGCGCTGCATAGCTCCTGCAGGGGGAGTGTATTTATTAGCGCGTTGCGCCATTGGCGTCAGGTTAGTGACGGTTTCGATTACCTCGTCGATTGCGAGGGTGACCATTTGGCCTTCATTCAATGCCATTAGCGAATTCCTTTAAGTTTTAATTTGAGTTTGCGATATAGCTCGACATCACCACTGCTTGAGGCCTTTTCCATCTGCTTTTGAATGGACTCTCTATTGGCCGCAGTCACATCACCGGTGATCGGCTCATCTGCCGGCGGTGCTTTCGATACTTGCTTACCGCGAGGTTTAATCGTGAGTTGTGCGTCAAGTCGGGCTAATTCAATTAGGGCTTGTTGCCCATTGAGCGAGTTGATGTGGCGTAATTTCTCTGGGTTTGCGCCCAGGTGATACATGATTGCCGCTGATTTCTCTGGGAAGAGATTCATAATCGAGGTATCCACACCTTCTGGAACCTGCGACCGGAAGTAATCTTCTTTCTCCTGATAGTCAGGTAGGTTGAGTTTCTCAGCGGCATCATAGTGCTTACGCACTGCCTCGACTGTCTGCGTAGATTGCTGCGTGTACTCCTGAGTCTTGCGACCTTGTTCGGCTACAGCGTTACTGCGGGCATCCTGCGCTTTAATCAGCCATTCGTTGTTGGCTTGGTTAAAGGCTGCGAGTGCTCGCGTTTGGTCGTAACCGTATTTCTCCAGACCTTCATCAGATAGGTATTGGTTGATGTCAGGCTGAGGCGGTAAGTCAGGATTTACACGCAGAGTCTCCGGCACCTCTCCGCGGCGAACAGCTTCAAGTTGCTGCTCTAGTTCACGTTGGCGCTTACGTTCAATACGCGCCTGTGCAAACTTCGCGTTGGTTGCCGGGTCTTGTTTCTGTTCAGTCTCGCCGCCAGACAGGACAATCTCGAAGCCCTCATCTTGCCCATCGCCACCGTTGGCATTATCGGTTAGCTGACTATCATCAAGTGCCGCTTGCTGATTGCCGGACAGGTTTTGTTCTTCAGTTGCCTGAATGTTGTCGGTATTACTCATGATTCACCTCATGGAAGGGATAAAGTTACTCGTCAGGATTGACGGAAGGTTGTTGATTCTGTCTCTGCTGCTGCAGGAGTCCGGCAATATCGAGAGCTTGCCCATGTTGCTGCTGGTTAGCCCGTAGCATTTGGTCAGCCTCGTTATGTGCCGCTGTGTTCTGTTTCTGATACCAGTCAGACAGCGTGCTAAGTGCGCTCTGTAATGACTTATCTTTAAGTGATTTAGCGTTAGCCAATGCCTGAACGGCTTGCGCTTGAGTGAGTTGTGCCTGTTGCTGTGCGGTGTAGGCCTTGATTTGCAGGTCAGCCTGTTGGTTCTGTGCTTTCTGCATATCTGCTTGGCCTTGCAGTAACACACCTTGAGCCTGAATTGTCGCCGCATCTGGCTGGCCTTGCTGTGCTTGCTGAGCCTCTTGTAGCCACTGTTGCTCTTCGGCTGTCTCCGGCTGCTTAAGACCCTGTACGATTAGCTGTTTGTTAGCGTAGTCGCGGGTAATCTCAATGCCTTTGCCGTCGAGTAATGTCAGGTACTGGAGTAAGAGCACATTCCAGACTTGCTGTGACGGGTCAATCTGCCCTAGCAACTCTTTCAACTCAGCGCGGTGTTGTTCTTTCATCGACTGGAACGACGGACCCACATCGGTGTAGCACTCGAACCGACCGCTAATGTCGTTGAGCACGACTGATTGGCCAGACGCCACATCGACAACGCTCATCATCGTTTGCACTGCTTTCTCTTCGCCATCCGGTAGCGTCATGGTGACCGTGCGCGGAATGTCATAGATATCGGCGACCATCGAGGCGTAAATCTCACCGTCACGGCGCATCGCAGTAGCGAGGTTATCCTGAAACACGAACGTTTGCAGGTCTGAGCGCATGTTTAACTGGTTGACAGTATCGAACGCCACTTGACCATTTGCTGCTTGGTTATCGACGCCAAGGTCAGCGACCTGTTGAACTGCATCACTCGCAGCCTGCAGGGCGTACTGGTTAGCCGGTGGTATCTCAGGGTCATCAAGGTAAGCCATTGGCCCGGGGTTTAAATCCTGATTACTCTCGTCGGTGCGGTTCATCAGGTAATACGGGTAATCCGCATCGCCCGAGTACATATACTCGTAGCCTTCGATTTGCTCAGGGTAAAACACAGGCTTCTTGCGAGGGTTACGCGCCACAATGTCAGCGTTAAAGCTCATAATCATGTTACGCAGCCGCTGGCCGTCTTTCGTTAAACGGACGATACCCTCGTAGACTTCTTTGTCCTCGACAAATCCCCACTCACCGAACACTGGCACAATCGGCAGATGCTCACCGGCAATCAATGTGCGGTCTTTCAATACTGCAGAAGATGTGAGAATGGTCTTGTACACCCTACGGCGTTTAATCTTCTTCTCGCCAATCTTCTTCATGCCACGGTCGGCAAGCATATCGATGACGTTCTGAATATCGCGCTTGAAGTAACTAACCGGCTCACCGGTCAGCGGGTCCTCGTAGATGTAGGCGACCTCTTTTTTCTCTTCGACTTCGTAATACTCAGCGATGTACAGCGAGTTACTGGTCAGCCAAGGGAATACCCAATCGTTGGGAGATTGAAAGCTAGGCTTTTCGTCTGGGTCGAGCCCGTACTCTTCAGCGAATGACTCCCACCCATCCTGCGACAAAGCGCTGATAACCGTCACATGCTTAGCGTCAGACTTATCTTGCTGTTTAGCATTGGCATCCCAGACAACGTGAGAGCATGCTTCGTGGATAGGTAAGCGACGGATAATCTGGTTGTTACTGGTCGGGTCCTCATCCTCGTACTCAGTGACGATACGCCATGCGCCGATACCGCACTCAATCTGCTCTTTAACTGCCACGTTAACCGAAGTTTTCGCGGTGTTATGTCGCATGTCGGTGCGATACATTCCCATCATGATTTCTGCTGCGTTAGGGTCAGCGTTATCCTTAGGACGGAACAGTACATCAATCGGATTCTGACGCATCTCAGCGACCAGTTTACGCACCACTGGCCGGACGATATCGAACTGTCCACGGTATTGCAGTGTTGTGTACTGAGTAAGCCAATCATCCCACTGGCTTACCCGACTAAAGAATAAATCGTTTTTCGCCTCGGTTCTGGCTTCCTCGCTAGCAGTCCAGTCCCGGTCGAACTTACCGAGAATGGCTTCCAGTCTGTCATTTGTGTCGGCCATTATCGCCCTCTCGGTATTGGTCTAATTGGTGCCGGTGTCTTTTTCTCTTTAACCACGCCAATATCACCAAATCTTTTAGCGTAGCGGCGCATCATGTAGGCATAGCGGGTTGCGTCGAGTAAATCATCGCGCTTTTTCACGATCCGACCTTTATCATCACGGTGGTAAAAGTTGAACTCTTCGAACCAGTCGCGAAGCCCAGCGAATACCTTGAATCGCCCCGAGCTCATAAGGTCGTGCAGTTCGAATAGTCCAGGCTCTACTGAGCGCGAACCATCGGGCCATTGAGCAGGATCGTTGAGCATTTGGAATCCAGCATCTTTGTAATATTCACGCTGCTGTAATCCACTACCTTTTTCGGTCTGTAACCCATCTTGTGGCCACGCAGTAGGAACCTTGTTAGCCCATGACTTAGTTGCACCCCACGCCTCAGCAGGTGATGTTTTGCTGGCCTTCCACGCTTTGGTGACGTAGAAAGTTTCGCTATCTAAATCTATCGCTAGTTGCACTCGGCTTTGTGGGTGATCCCAACCGAAGTCCATACCATCAATCACCATGTAGTGCTTAGGTATCGGGAATGGCTCACAGGTAATAAGCTCTTCGCTGAAATCGTATATGCGTCCATGTCCAAGCATAGGAATCCCCTTGGTTCGCATATCACGTTGATGAACTGGATAAGATTCGAGGAGTGATTTCTTCGTTTCTTCGGTAAGGTGCGGCGCGTCATTCCAGCCTACATTCATGCAAAACTGAGAATCAGCAGGGTTGTCGAGTAGTTGGATAACTAACTCAGTACGTCCGTTCTCTGGGGTAAATGTCAATATCCCACGACCGCCTCGCCCCTTGTCACCGGTAGCGGTACGGGTCAACACCTGCGGGTAAATGGTGGGGTCTTCTGGCTCTTCATCGATATGGAACCAATCGACGCTATCACCCATCAATGCGTGCTGCCCCTGTGTATAAGCCCAGAACTGTATCTTACTAAGCTCACCACTAGAGTGGCGGATATAGGCGGAGCGGACGGCATTCGGTGTGCCGGTCATCGGCTCAGTGGTAACGATGCGATCTGGAGGGATTAACCCACCGGAGAATTTGCCGTTAACTTTCTTACCAATTACCGCTGACTGGATGAGGTCACGACATTTTTCACCAGAGTAACCAAGACACCAAACAAGCGGAGCATGGTCAAATTTATGTCCCGTCCATTCTTCGGGATATTCACCTAGCAGATGAATCGCATCAATGTAGGTTGCCGTGTCCGTCTTACCAACCCGGTTAGCGGCGATAAGCGCTGTTTGTCGATAGGTTGCCGTGGCGGCGATAAACTTCCTCTGCCACTCGTAGCGAGTATCAAAGTAATCTTTGTAACGGTTAGCAAACTTCCTGCGGGCTTTCTCTTCGAGAAGTTTAATTAACTCAACCTTCTCCTCTCGATTCAGATTGTGCATCTACAAGCCTCGCAAGTTTCGCGTTTAGCTCCTCGTCTGACATCGTTTCAATGCTTCCTGAGTGCTCTACTTTGTCTGTGAATATCTTCAGGTGCTTACCGAGTAACTCATAACCCTTAAGCACTGAAGTAGACTCGTATCGAAATACAGCGGCGACCTTACCATCTTCGGTTTCGGTCATAACCGGCTCACCGTTTGGATGGTAAACACGTTCACCCTGCTCGCACCGACGGATATTTTTTACGATCCCCTCGATAACGAACTGTGCGCTTAGCCCTACAGCCTCATTGCGCTCTTTCGCTAACTCGTTAATCCGTTGGCGAATATTAGGCTTTCTAAGGTTTTCAGATGCGATTTGTGCTGCTGATTTCTCACTGTATCCGGAGCGTATTGCTGCCTGAGTTCCATTCAAGTCGATGATGTACTCTTGGCAGAAACGCTCTTGCTGGTCGTTTATATCTGCCATACAGAACATTCCTCTATGTTGTGGTGATAACTACTCGGTAATCCCGATATCAACGCTGATTAATACCTATATAAAACTCTGTTAAGGCCACCGATATGATGACCTTTGCAGAACTTTATAATTATGCTGGGAGAGGATACGATGCTGTTTGAGTGGTGCCGTCAGTCATCGTGAAAGTTAACGTTACTGTTCCACTCGCTTGAGCGGCAGCGATAGATTTAATACCTACCCCAGCAGCACCAGTAGCACCTGGAGCGCCAGCGTCACCTTTCTCACCCTTGTCTCCTTTTTCTCCCTTCCCTTCAGAGTCAGAAGTGTATTTGGACTCAAAGTCTGATTTGCTCAGGTAAAGGATTTCACCGTACTGGCTGTTAAACAGGTAACCGCCGACTTGAGGCTTGAACGTTCCAATGAAGGTAGAGGAGATGTATTGCTCGTTATAAGCCCCATCGAACTCTACCTGAGCTGAGCCATCGTTAGCGTAATCAATCGATTTGATGGGCAGCGCACGGATATAAACGCCGTCAGAGTCTTTGTATAAAGGCCATTGAGGGATGTAGTTTGGATTAGTCATGATTTTTTCTCGCTAAATCAGGGAAAAGTAGATAAGTCGATGTGACTTAGGTCAGGTTGAAGCTCTTTTGTGATCGAAAGGATTAAGCGCTCTTTTATTACTTCCCATTGGTCTTCAGTCGGTGGATTACCATATAGGTCTACGAAACCCTGCAACCAGTAAGCGAAGTTTTCAGGTGTCATAATTTATCTCGTTGAAGTGTGTGGTATATCGTAAAGGCACTGACATCTCCGCCACTGGAGGTATCAATCTGAATAGCTGTATTAACAGCCTCGATTGCTGACTTACCTAGGTGCATAGCCGTAGTGGCGATCGCAAAGCCGGAACCGATAGCATAGAAACCATCCTGCCTTGAAATCTTGGCAAACTCTGAGCCAGCATCTTTGTATAACAGCACGCACTCGTTATCTTCGGTAATGATGATGCAAGCGAAGTCGAAAGCTGGAGAGTATTTGGTGCTATAGGTAATGCCCTTTTTAAGCAACTCAGCTATCTCGAACTCGCATCCACAATCGCCAGCCGTAGCAAATGCCGCTACAGGTAGATTGTTTACCTTCCACTCTTGGCCTTGCGGCAGGAATATCTTCTGCTCATTGGTTGATACAACCATTCCAGATGATGTTGCCAATGAATCGGCGGCTAGTGTCTTACCGTCCCATGCGATAGTGGTCATTGATTAACCCCCGGCAAGCAGATTTGAGATTGTTGCTCCAGTCGTTCAATCTTGGCTAGTAGCACTGGCTTTTTAACTCTACCCCATCGATTGAGGAGCCGGCCGGACATGCTGGCCACGTCTTTCTCTTTCATGTATTCGAGCATCACGGCGTTGCGTTCTGCTTCGTACCCATCCTTTATCTTGCGCAGCTCTTCAGTCATCCAGTTGAAGGCATTGATGTACGCCTCTTTGATGACTGCCGCAGCCTTACCATTAAAGCCCATTACAACCATTACAAATCCGCTGAAGTCCATGGTGTAGTATTTCTGCTTCTTATCGAATATGCCTAAGTCGTTGATTTTCTCGGAAACGCAAAAGTGCGCCCTCCTGAAATCATCTGAGCAGTGACAGTTCTCTACAGCTCTTAACACATCACCGTGTCGCTTATTGAAAGCCTTGGCTATTTGGAAGGTATCTGTCAGCACATCACCTGAGCTTGCTGTGACAAATTGATGGAAGTTAATTTCTGTCGTTTCTATTAATTGCATATCGGCATTTCCTTTTAGTGGTGAACCTTGTCACACAGGAAGACAGCCCTCAGAAGGCATCCGACAGCCAGCCGAATTCCTCAAGGGTCACCCTGAAAGGTTCTGAGTTTTTGCGCGTGTGAAGCGCCAATAAAAAAGCCCACCGGTTAAAGTGGGCTTGGGACAGAGATGATGAACGAGGTAATGCAGCGCAATTTTCGTAATGCTTCCCAGCATGACTAAATCACTTGTCAGTTATGACCATCAATCAGATGGAATACTACCTATAGGTAACAACCACAATTGAGGCCACCGTGATGACCTCTGTTCTGGCTACTGCGTGACAGCTGGAGTGACAGAGTTAGCCTTCTGTTCTGCGAGGCGCTTTTGCACTTCCGCTTCAATCAGTTTCGATTTCTCTTCTGCTTTAGCTTTGAAGTAATCGCGCACCTTCACCCACCCGCCGGCAATCAGGATAAGTAGAATGGCGATAGAGTTTGCGTAAGTGAGTAGTTCAGTCATTTCTCTGTCTCTCTAATTCGATTTGCTGGATGGCTGCTTTATTTTCATTGCAGTTCTCAAGCGCGGTTAAAAGTGATTCATTCCATAGGAGGCTTGATTGCCATGTAAACGGAAGTGTTGGGGTCGGTACGGGGCACTTCCTAGTCAGGCTTTCCGGTATCGGTACTGGCGGAACCTTGACGTATTTGGTCGGCGTGCCTGAGCAACTCACTAGCAGCATTGGAAGGAGCAAGCTGAGAAGCGCATTTATCCGTCGAAACCTGCTGGATAATGTACTCAAAACGCTGCTTACTCTTGGCATTGTTATCTTCCTGAGATTCATACGCAGCCTTGGCTATCATGTTGAATACCGACATCGAGCGAAGAACGGATGATGTGATTAACTGCTGGCTATTGAGTTGCTCTTTA